ATATATACCTGTATAATATCCTGCAAGTTCAACTATTTCACAGAACTTGTGGCAAATGTTTCTCAACATCATATTGCTTGGCATGCCGTACTTAGACTTAGCTTTGTATCCATCTGCGTCTTCCATATCAAACCAGCAACCATATTCTGGTGTGTATGGCTTGATAGCTTCCAAGAATGCCTTAGCTTCTTTCTCAGCCTCGTCTGTGTCCAATGCGTATGAATACCAGTAGAAACCCATTGGTATACCAAGTGATTTACACAAGTCAGCATTTCTTTTGAATCGTTTGTCAATATTACCCTTGACACCATATCCAACCCTGATAATGACGAAATCTATTTGGTTTTTAAGTGCTTTCAAATTAATGTTACCTTGATGTTCACTTATATCAATTCCACGTTTTGCCATGGCCTATTCCTCCTCCTGTTCATAATCTCGCTGAAGCTCGCCTTTGCCTTTTTGAAGTTTGAATTCTTCTTCATCGTCCATTACTTTTTCCTCCCAACAATTTGTTTAACGCTTCTTGCAGCGGTGTCACTGATTTCATAGATACCGATTGCCACACTTAATAATACAAATATATTAATTATGCCAGATACAATACCATCGAAATCATATTGTGCAATGTAGAAAATTCTTAGTACACCAATGATTACAGAAAATATAAGTGCCAACCATTTGGTGTCAACTTTCTCAGGAATAAATCTTTTGAATACTTGCGTAAGTAATGTTACTACAGCAGAACATCCAACGATTGTTCCAAGAATTTCTATACTAACAAATTCATTCATGATTTAACACCTCCTACTTTTTTAGAATTGTTTTCTAAAAAGAGAACTGTCTTCTTTCTCATGAGGAGCCACGATATCAACTTCTTTTAAACTGATCAATAACTTTTGGCTTCTCAAAGAATAAATGCCTGTATTGCCGTCATAGGCCTCTACAGTATATATAGAATTCTTATAAGGTGGAAACAATGTAAATCCGTTTAAGTCTGCCTCCACATCTTTAGACACAAAAACGATACTACCAATTTTATATTTAGGTTCTTTTTCTTGCTTTGTCGTAGGTTTTTCCTTTGCTTCTTCTTGTACTGGTGCAGGTTCTTCTACTGCAACAGCATCTTCAACCACAGCAACTTCTTCTTCCGCTGCAATATCTTCTTTTTTATTTTTCTTCTTTGCCGCCATTCTCTATCCCTCCTTTTCTCTTTCTCTCTTGTCTGCATTCCTTGCATCTTTTTGGCTCTGTAAAGCCTTTTTCCTCGTAGAATTTTTGTTCAGCTTCAGTGAATAAAAAGTTCTTTCCGCATCCTACGCATTTTAATGTCTTATCCATATCTTTTACCTCTCTCTACCGATATAATATTTTTTATTATCTCCACCATCAGCTCTCCAACAAGTGTAGCTGCAGTAGTAAACCACTCTGCCGTTGATAGTCTGCTTGTAAAGCCAACTCGGTCTTATATAAAATTCCTTACCACACTTACACTTCTTAAAGCTTGTAGACATTTATCCTTCACTATCCTTTTTTAGAAGAAAAATTAAAGTTAAATTCTGGCTCAGCAGGTTTCTTTTTCTTATCTCCTAATAATATGTCTGGATGATCTTTCAAAAGTGTTTGTACTCTAGCGTTTGTAGCTTCAAGGAACACTGCATTTCTTTTATCAACATACTCCTCTATTTCTTCGTCAGAAGAAACGTCCTCAGCACGAAGCAAACTTAGTAGACGAGGGTCGTAGCCTTTTTCTGCAACTAGACTTGTGATCTTATCTCTACGTCTAATTGTCGCAAGCTCTTTCTCATACTGTGCTATCTTCAATTCTTGTTGGTCAATCTGTTTCTTGTATCTTTCTTCAACAGACATCTTGGCCATTTCCTCGGCTTCTTTTCTTTTCTGTTCAATTTCTTCTAACACGTTTTCACGCATCTTTTCTTTCTCGGTTGTGATACTAGCTTGAAGCGCTGCCTCTCTCTTTGAATACTCTTGTTCTTTTTTTCTTACAGCAGTGCTAATAGCCTTTTCTAATTTCTTATCGAACTCAGCTTGTAGCTTAGGGTCTTGTAATAGTACGTCTAGGTTTTGTGTATCAGACTCTGTTGGCTTGCCAAGTGAGTTCACCATACTTTCAATACCTGGGTTTGTGATAGTTGCTGTAGTGTCTGGTGTTTGGTTAGGCACTGTAGTTGTGGTAGTAGTTGTGTTTTCGTCCATTTTAAATCCTCCTATTGATTTTAATTAAAATTTATTTATATAAACTAAACCCGCAGGTTTAAATTATACCGATTTGTTTATTTGTTAGGTCTGCCTTCTCTTGTCTGTATGTTACGTACGTTATCTGTTCTGGTTGGCACAGCCTTTTCAACACTAGGTATATGACTGGTACGCGCTTGTATCTGGTTATTTGTCTGTCCAGTAGTTAGACCAGTATTAACTGATGTCGCTTGCTTACCAGCATTTTCAGAAATGCCTGTAGATGTAACCCTGTTAGGTGATACGTACGCAGTATCTGGTACCATTGTGTCATAAGGTACTTCGTGTTCTTCTGCCTTGTTCTTCTTCTCTGTAGCATAGTCGTAGCCAAGATTTGATAATAAGGTCTTTTGCGATAAGATACCGTTCAAGGCTAGTTGTTGGTTGATATTCTCATCTGTCATGCTAGGCAAGTTAGTATTAATAGTAATAGTTATATCATCTACGTTGTAATACGTATTAGACAATAGATTAATTCTAGTGAAGAAGTTCGCCCATCTGTGCTTGATTAGTACTGTGATGCCTTGTCGTATGTCGTCTAGCATTAGCGCCATCGTGTAGAACTTCCTGTCGATTGCGCTCGCATTCATATCACCCGAGTTGAACGCAGCATCAGATGTGTTAGGTATACCAGACACCTGGAATATACTGTCTACGTAGTACTTCAAGTACTTGGTCGCATCCTCTGCGTGTATTTCTTTTAGTAGCCAGCTTACGTCGCCACCCTCTTGAACGAAGAACGTCTTAGAATTTATTAGGTATTCGTCCTCTAGCTCTCTGGCTGGATTTAATATCTTCTCTGGATTATTAGCTGACACCGGCTTCTCTGGGTCGAACGTAGGATTAGGTATCGTAAGTGGGTTCTCAGGTCTATATCCAGAAATCTTTAGCTTCGCATCTGTGTCGTTGTATTGATACAAGTTGTTCAAGTTATTCATAATATTCTCGTAAGACGTTACCAGCGAGATAATAGGGTCAATGATGCTTACCTGTGGGTCAGGCTCAAACACAGATATCGTAGATATGTTATGTGTCGACTCCTTCTCGTCCTTCAAGATGACAGTAGTCTTATACTTACCCGTCTCGTCTTGGCTTGTAGTCTTATCGTATATAGATGTCTTGTAGCAGGTGGTGTATGGATTGCATTCAACACAGTAGTATAAGGTATGCTCTTGGTTGTCCTCGCTGTTACGTGCTGATAGGGTGTATACAGAGATAAGGCCAATAGCGTTTTGTTGGCTCTGGTCAGCAATATCTGTCGAGAACACAGCTACTGTATTCAAAGCACTCAAGGAATAGTACGTATAGTTTGGGTCTGATGAAGACGCAATAGGGCTTGGGTTGTCTGGGTTCGCAGCCGCCTGAGTATTCTCTAAGTCTAACTGTCTTTCGTATGCTGCACCGAACAACACAGCGACATGGAACAATTGCTTCAATTCTCTTTGGTCATCGTTCTTAGATGACAAGGTTGTGATAATAAACTTAAGCTGTGCTGCAGTGTCAGGGTCTAATGGAGCCGTGTTTGAAGGATGAAGTAAACGATACGCAGGTTCTTCTGCTTGGTCTACAATCTCCGCATTATATACGATTTCTCCTGATAGATAACCTGCAGCTAAATCCGTAATAAATTTTTCGAAAAATACTTGAACAGAACCACCAGCAACAGTACTAGTACTAGTGATTCCACGAAGGTAACGGTCTTGTATTTCTTGACGTTTGCTTAGTACATTATCAACTTCGTTAAATAGATCTTGTATTTTTCCATTCTCGTATTCGTCTTTTATATTTTTTGTAATTTTAATCATCATCATACCTCCGTTTGTTTTATTATATTTTATTATTTTTTCTTTGGCAAATGGAGTACAACTTTTTTTCTAGGTTAGGATATTATGTAAACCATTTTTCCTGGCGCATGTTTTGTGGGTCGCCACCGAAAAAAAGCCCGCAAAAAGAGATACTAAGCCACTTTGAAGGCACACAAAAATTAAAAATGTTTTTGTTATGATGTTGTACTTTTAGTTAAAATGTGATATAATATTGACGGAAAAAAAAAAGAAAGGAAGTGATAAAATGAAAACAAAAGTTTGCACAAAAGAATGTTTGCATAAAATAAGAAAACAAAAACAAGAGTTTGCAAGAAAGAATGTTTGCATATGAAACGCAGAAAGAAAGCAAACGCAGAAGAAAATCAAACGTATTAGAAAGGAGTTAAGAAAGATGTTTGAAGCTATTATCTGTTACTTGTGCAATCACTCGCACATATTCAACAACTTATATTTCGCATATTTTTATGAAGAAAAAGAGCCAACAAATTACGAAGATTTAATTAACTATTAGAAAGCAATTACTATTGAGCAATTACTTTTGTTAGAAAGGAGAAATTAAAATGGAAATGAAAGAATGTTTGTTAAAACTTGCTGAATTATACAGCGTAAGAGAATATATGCAGCAAAGAGATATGTATAAACCATATGAAGTTAGAATAGATAAAGAAATTGAAATAGCAATTCGTGATTATGAACATATATTAGACCGCGACTATGGAATAAAAATTTGGAAGGAGGTGAAAGAAAATGAATATTGATTTAAGACAATTAGCAATTGCTAAATTATGGGCTAACTACAACAAGAAATTGAATAATGAAGCAACAAAGGAAGCAATAAGAAATGGAGCAAAAACACTTCATAATGATTACGCAACAATAATTCTTGATAATTACACAAAAACATATTATTCAGCAGAAGATCAAGCTAAAATTGACCAATTCATTAAAGAAAATCATATTGAAAAGATAGTTGAAACAAAAGCAAATTATTCAATTGAAATCAAGCCAACAGCAAAAGCTGAAAAAGAATTCAACAAAATGATTGAGCAACTTGCAGACAGCAACAACGTAGCAATCAAGAGAGTAGCAAGCAAAGTAAAGAATGCTACAAAGTAAGAGACCGCCAGACTATGACGGTCTTTTCTATACTAAAAGGCCCGGAAGGTAGACACACCCCGGAGGAATGCACCAGCCATATGGCCCGGGTCTCAAGTATAGACCAGTCGCCCAGACGGTCGCCTGCAGGGGCGGGCATACAATACACCCCTGAGAAAGAAAGGAGAGATTCAAATGAGTATTCTACAAGAATTCGAAGAAATCAAAAGAGAAATGGGGGGAGAACAATGGTCCCTTATTGAAACCTACTTAACCAAAGTAAGGCCTGACCTACGTCTTGACGAAGTACTCTATAAGAAAGAGAACTATGACAACTTCGCAGCATGGGCCAACGGAGAACGCAACGAGTGCGACATCTTAGGCGAGATCTTCAAAGAGTTGAACGAGCTAAGCCGCCACGAGTTTTTCATCAATATGGCTGACCACTTAGACAGCGAGGACTATCAAATACTTCACGAGATACACGACAAGCAAACAATAATCAAGAAGCTATTAAAAGACAATTATGGAATTGACTACTATAAACTAGAAGAAAGGAGGGAAATATAATGACCCCAAATGAATTTTGTATATCATTCTATGTATCAGGCTGGAGTGCACAATATGAAGGCACTGACCCAGACTATGATAAAGACTTAGCATATTTAAAAGAAAAGTATAGAGAGGAGGAAGAATAATGAAAGACCATTTAACAACTGAATACTTCAAAGAGAAGTACAAAGATATCCCACAGGTAGATGAATACATCAAAATAATGATAAAAGCAAAAATCAATCCGAGAGATATCGAGCATGTGCTGGATATCATAGCGCATAAAGCTGACCCAATATTTATAGAGGCTAAGCTAGGACCAGAAATGGCCTTAAAGATACGCAAGCACTACTTATGGAAATAACGAACTATGTCCCAACACAGGGGCGACCAACCAGTCCCTCGCAGGGCGTAAAAACTTACAGCAATCGCCCTAAACAATAAGTAAGTCATAAGAAAAAAGTTTGTTATGCTATTGACTTTAGATTAAAAGCGTAGTATAATGAACAAGGTATACGGACAGAGCGAGGCTCTAATTCGAACCGTATACTTCGAAAGGAGAAAACAATGGAATTAAATGGAAGACAAGTACCAAAGATAACAATAGCAGAGTTTCACAAGCTACTAGTAAGCTTGAAAAACTTATTAGTCTATGGTCCAAGTGGCTATGGCAAGACCGCTATAGTAGAGCAATATGCTAGAGAAAACGGTCTCAAAATTGTATACCTAGACCTTGCAGGAAGATTGCCTGAGGAGGTTGCAGGTATTCCAAGCATACTAAAGATAAAAGACGAGGAAACAGGCTACTATAGAAGAATGCTTGACGAAGAATTCAAGGACTTTATAGAGAGCGAGGGCGAGGGCTACATACTATTTATTGATGAAATCAACCAAGGTGGTCCGGACACACTTAACACCCTATACTCTATCGCACACCCTGACCCTAAGATGAGAAGATGGTCAAACCACCCTATAGGCAAGTGCCAAGTAGTTGCCTGTGGTAACTTATCAGACGGCACTGACGGCACAGTCTACTTGACTGACCTACCTACTCCACTACTTAACAGGTTTTTCGTCTTCGAACTAAAGCCTGACAACAAGTCAGCAACTGCATTCTTGAAAGAGAAATATAAGAATATTCCTCAAGTGGCCAAGTATATCAAAGTAATGCTTGACGAAAAGATAGCACCAAGAGATATCGACCAAGTGTTGAACATCATAGCCTTCGAGGAAAACCCTCTACTAGTGACCGCCAAACTAGGCTCTGCCTTAACTGCAAAAATATACGAAATACAAAAAGGTATCAAGAGCCTTGACCCTGCTGAAATGCTAAAGAATGCTAGAGAGATATACAACAAATTCAAAGAAGACGGCTATGTAATCTTTGGACCTGAGACAATCTCAAGCGAAGCCGAGCTAAAAGAGAAATTCAAAGAGTTTCTATCTGACGAAGAAATCGCCAGTGTATTCAAAGGAGGTGAATAATATGGACATCAAAAGAATAATCATCAATAAGAACAGAGGCTGGAGAGGCCTAGCCGAGGTAATCGGCGAGAATGAGAAAAGGGAGACCGTCCTAAAGATGGTCTTCAGCTTCTCGTCTGACATGTGGGCTCAACTAATGTATGGCAACATAGTCCTACAAGACACCGACAACTACTATGTAGTTAAGTTTGACAACACCGACAAACTACCACACGGCCACCAACGTAGTGTATTGATTAAAAACTTCGTGGGCACCGTGACCGAAATGCACACCTATAAGAAAACAGCCACAGACTTTGCAGGTGATGAGTACTACATAAGAGTATTCAAAGCCAACAACAACCACCACACAACAAGTGACTGGAATTGCATAGGTATAAGAGTAAATCCAATAATATAGAAAGGAGTGAGTAGAATGTATAAGCTACTTAAAGAAGCTGGAAGTTACACCTCAAATGTAACACTAATCAACACCGACAACGGCAACGCAATAATCTTAGGCCGTCTATCTACAACAATATTAGACTTAATCAAGAAAGACGGCTACACAATAGACAGCGAAGCACCTGAGCACCTATCAATGAAAGACCGCTGGGAGCTAAAGATATCAAAGGAAGTTGCTGAGGAGCTTATGAAGACAGCTATGCCAATGAGAAGACCACCAAGAAGACCAAAGAAAGAAAAGGTAATCATACCAAGCAGAATAGTAGAAACACCAGTCGAGGAGACAAAAGAAGAAGTCAATGCACTTGATGTGCTACTAGGCTTCGCACACTATAACACGAAAGGAAGTGGAGAGAATGAGTAACCCATTCTTACAATTAGACGAGCACGGTGAGAGAGATATCGAAACCGCAATCATGCTTGAGAAAGCAGTAGTAATGGACATCGGCAAGGCCGTTGCCTACACAGACGGCAACAGAGTTTTCATCAACACGGATGACAACTTGTTCAACATCCTACCAGCATACGACCACAAATTCTTGAAGTGGTTGCTATGGCACGAAAGATATCACATGGAATTGAGGCACCACAGCAGATACTTCGCCTACTTAGAGGAGCTAAGCAACAGCGAGTGCCTTGACAAATTCCACCTAACAAAAGATGAGGTCAATATCATTATGGACATACTAGTCCATGACAGCTTGAGCAGACTATTCCCTGAGCTAGTAGAGACCGCAGTGCAAAATCTATCACAAATGAGAAACCGCAACTCGCTAGGCTACACATTCAAGACCGACACACTTGAGGAAATGCTAGACGAGTACAGAAAGTACAAGGAGGACAACGAGAGTGAACAAGAAGAAGGCAAGGGCGAGCCTGACGAAAGTGAAGACGGCGAAGGAGAAGAAAGCGAAGAAACAACCGAGGGCGACAGCGAAGACGACACCAAGGAAGAAGAAAAGAAAGAAAGCGAGGACAAGGGGGACGGCAAGAAGGCCCATGCTGAAGGCGGAGACGATGAAGACAAGAGCAAGCCAAGCAAACCGGAAGACGGAGCACCAAAGGAAGACCCTGAAGCAGAGAAGCCTGAGACAGGTGAACACGATAAGACCGACTGGACAAAGTTAAAGGACATCGATACCAAGGAATTCATCAGGGAGTACGAAGGCGATCAATACATCGAGCAAGTGAACAGATTGAAACGCAAGAAGATTAACTTGGGCAGACTAACTGAAACCTTGAATGGCCTAGCAACCACAACAAGAAGACGCACCTATCAAATGCCAAGCACTATCCAATTAGGCAACGGGGTAATACTTAAAGGCCGAGTACCTGGCCGTGCGAAACTATACCTATGCTTTGACGCTAGTGGAAGTATGGGAGAGGAGCTAGACACCTTCAAACACATCATCTCGAAGTCAATCCCGCAAGCAATGAGCACTCCATGCGAATGGTTCACAAGCAGATACGGTAAGGGTACCTTCAAAGACATCATGCCTGTCCATGCTATGAACGGATTTAATGATGACGGCGACAGGACCATCGAGCTATGCTTCAAAGCTGAACAACAAGGATACACTCCAATAGGTGTAACAGATGGTGGTGGTCAAATCTCATGGTCGAAAGATATGATAAAGCAACTAAAGCGTACAGTCCTAGTAGGCTCTAACGAGCAATGGTTGAGAGCAGTACAAAAGATTAATCCACAAATACAAATAATAAGTCTATAAGGGGAGGGGGAGATATATATGCCTAATCATGTAAAGAATGTTTGGAAGATTAAACACATCAAACCAGAGAATCTGGATACAGTATTGAACAAGATAGCAGTGAAGTACACAAATACCTATACAGGAAAGGACGAATACATTATGGACTTCGACCTAATCATACCTGAGCCACGAGTAATCCAAGATTGCCCAAAGAGATTCCGTGTGAACAAGGATTCACATGTGGAGCCAACTCCAGGTAGAGAATGGTTTGACTGGTACAACTGGCACATAGCTAACTGGGGTACCAAATGGAACGCCTATGATGGATACACAGACATAGGCAAATCCTGCATCACCCTCGTGTTCAACACAGCGTGGTCATTCCCAAATCCGATCGCAGAAGAAGTAGCTAAACTTATCGACTGCGACATCGAGATAAAGTATGCCGATGAAGACTGGGGTAGCAACTGTGGGAAGATGAGTTATGATCGAAACACCTGCAGCTGGAGCATAGAAACTGAACACGATATGGATAATCCAGACAGGTTTGCTAGAAACCTATGGAATAGATATTAGAAAGGAGGGAGTGTAAATGAAACACGAATATGAAACAATAATAATTGTAAGACCTGATATAGCAGAAGACGAAGTAAGAGAAGTGGTAAGACACTATGCAGAATACTTTAGAGAAAACAGCGTAAAGAGAACAGGATTTGAGGAATGGGGTCGCAAGAAGTTAGCGTATCCAATCCAAAAGTTTAGGGAAGGATACTACTTCGACTTCCACTTCATCTGCAAGGACTTGTTCATTGATGAGTTGGCAAGAAAAATTCAGACAGACGACAGCATAATCAAGCACTGCATAGTAAGAGTAGGTGATGACGAGTGGGAAGATGACGAAGAATTTGAGGATGACGATGAGCTTCCATATGAACATGCTTCTAGAGAGTCTGCCAAACCCGACAGTGCAGACTCATCTGTTCAACCAGAGCCTGATGCCATGGATGTGCTACTGGGATTTGCCCATTATGCGAAGACACCATCGAGCTCGAAGTGAACAGCGGCCGGAAAAATATCTGGTTATGCTATTGACTTTAGATTAAACTTATTATATAATGTAAACGAAAGGAAGTGAGAATATGGAAAACTATTATCTTACTAGCCAAGGACACCACATGATTGTCCAAGAGTGTGACGAGGGATATGACTTCACCCTATACGACAGCAACGATAACTTGATTGACGGTGGAGTCCTAACGAGGGACCACACCGATGATGAACAAGAGACATTCGACATTGCATGCGAATGCCTACGAATGATTAGCGATGGCGAAGTTATAATCGCCGGGATAGCAAAGAGTAATTTATAAATGAAAGGAGAGATTAATATGAAAAGATTTTTTAAAGAGTATGTAGAAATGATCAGCGAAACAAATGCATACGAATGCGATGAGGCAACAGTGAACAAGGTCGTTGATGCAATCTGTGCCAATGATGAAATCTGGGATATGGTCGATAGCTGTATAATGGATTGTTTGGATCACCCAGAAAGATTAGCAGAGGAGGATGATGAACAATGGTAGAGTCGAAAGGAGGTGAAAGAGATATGTTTGAAAAGATTATAGGTCAAGACCAGGCGAAGCTTGCGATCAAGGATTGGTACCTTCATGAACAACAGCCCCTTCTGATCTATGGGTCTTCAGGTTTTGGTAAGACAATGTTTGCCGAGAGCCTTGGTGCAATCACAATTGACACAACACAACTAAGGGGAGACAGATTGGAAACCATATTAAAGCCAATCAAAGAATCAGAGGATGGTGACATCTTGTTCTTCGATGAGATCCACAGTCTTCAGGGAAAAATCCTAGAAGGTTTATACAAAATTATTGACAAAGGGACATTCTATGATAAAGAATTATGTATGGATTTGGAATTACCAAAGGTACGTTTTATCTTTGCAACGAATATATTGAACCCTTTACCTGAAGCATTCAAGAATAGGTGTCGATTTGTTGAGTTGCAGGATTATACACCAGAGGAGTTGGGTCGAATTGTTCAAGCAAGATACAGCGACCTGGGTGAAGACGCCGTAAACCAGATCATCAAGGCAGCGAAGGGGGTTCCAAGAACAGCCCTTAGCCTAGCGCAAAGTGTTATCTCGGGTGCAAAGACAGAAGAATATGCAGAGATCCATGAGGCAGAAGTGAACACCATCCTGGATACACGTATGAATATCAACGCTGATACGGGTTTATCGAAGAAAGAATTTATGATCATTCAAAAGATAGCCGAGAGGGGTAGTCTTTCTACCACAGCAGTAGCTAATCTTTTGAAGACAACTGTCAAGGACGCTCAAGCACAGTACATCGAGCCATTAAGAGCAGCCGAGTGGTTGGCAGTATCCTCACATGGTGTCATCTTGGGATATAAGGGACACGAAAACTACAGACTATTTATGAACAGAAAGGATCCGGACGAGGCTTAGGCCCCGTCTGGGTTCACATTTTATGGAGGTGATCGTATGGATGAGTTACTTAAAGAGAAAGAATTATTGGAAGCCGAGTTGGAAAACATCACTCGCACTTCTCACAGCAACGCAATCGGTCCTAGAGAAGCGGAGGTACTTACTAGGCTAGAAGAAATTTATGATATCTTAGATGCACGCACACACAAATAGTGTGCGTGCTTATTTTTTACCCCAGCGTTGTTCACTCGTGCAGCAAGATCAGCGCCGGGGCCCATTCGAAAGGAGATGAATTAATCATGGAAGAAAGAATAGAGAAACTAAGAAAGCAAATCGAATACGAAGAAAGAAAGTTAGACGCGTGTGGTTACGGTTCGAGCGACCTTCAATATTTGGAAGGACTTTATGCCGAGCTAGAATCATTGGAGAGCGAGGAGGAGTAATCCCCCAGGTTGTTCACATTAAGAAAGGAGATGCATTAATCATGCAGGAATTATTGTTAGATAAAATTCGCGAGGCCGAGCAGTGTGATGACCCAGATATTTCTCAAGAATATCTGGACGGATACGTGAACGGACTCAAGATGGCGATAGTCATACTAAAAGAATACGGCATCTGGAAAGAATGATCACGAGGATCACTGAACAAATTCAAGAAGCGGGGGCAGTTTTGCTGTCCCCATTTTATTTTTACCCCAATGTTGTTCACTCATCACCTATAGGTGAGAAAAATTTTTAGCGATATGCCCAGAGCTTTTAATTAAAAATTAAATATTGTGAACAGAATTGCTCCAAATCGGCTTGATTGCTCCAACGAAAAGACAAGAGGTTAGTTTGAAGCAATAAATTTATAACCATTGGGAGAGTAGGATTTCCCGTCGCAAAAATTGGGGAACAAACGTGTGCGTTGAAATTTGGAGCAATTTTAAATCAATCAAAACAGCCTTAGAGCTGCAAGGTTTCCGAGATTTTGATTGACACAAACTACTTAAAACATAAACTTCTTAAATATTTTTTATATATAGAGAAAGTATAGAGTATATATAAAATATACGCACAAAAGGAACTTTGGAGCAATATGGAGCAAT